ACCGACCAAATTAGAAGATGTTACCATTGGCACTTTTATTAAGATAGCCAAGTTAGAACATACGGATGACCCAGAGGGAATACTTGACCGCAACATTAAGGTGCTATCACTACTCACAGGAGAAAGTGAGGATGTGTTCTTAGAACTAACAGCAAGCCAATTAGCTACGTTGGTAAGTAAGATTGCGTTCTTAAACGAACTACCCGAAGCTAAGGCAGTCAACCAAATAAAGATAAACGGTAAGCTATACCAAGCCAACCTATTAATCAACGAACTAACAGCCGGGCAATACATTGACCTATCCGAGTTTATTAAAAACCCTATTAACAATCTGCATAAGATAATGGCTACCCTATACCTACCCGCTAAGAAAACCTGGTATGGTAAGTTAGTAGTTTCAAAGTATAACGGTAAAGCCCACAAGGAACGAGCCGATGAGTTTTATAGGTATATGCCTATCTCGGTTGCATATCCTGCGGCACTTTTTTTTTATCAAGTTACGAACGGTTTAACAACCAATATAGAAACCTACTTTATAAACAAGGCGGTGGAGGAGATGAAAGTGGCAGCAAAATTATTGCGGGAGCAGTCGGTCAGTTCAACGAAAGGTGGGGGTGGCATAATGCGTTGGATAGCCTCTCCAATAACTGCCCTGAAAAATGGGATTTTTTCACGCAACTAAACGTGGTGGAGTTTTTAAATATGTTGGCATACTACAAGGACAAGGAAAGAATACGCAACCTAATGATGAAAAATGCAAAGCTTAGGAACGGGTAAAAAGGTAAACGTAGAACAGGCAATGATTGACTTGCTTGGTAACTTTTGCGAGTTGCTTGTTCAAGACATGCAAAAAAACTTAGCAGAAAAAAACAGGAACGCAAATGGTTTACTAAGTCAAAGCATATTATTAAAAGTTGGGGAGAACGAGGTTAGCATTTCAATGCAGGACTATTGGAAGTATGTGGACAAGGGGGTGCAAGGTAACGGGAAAGGTAAGAAGCGGTTAAAAGGCATAGGCAGCCCGTACAAGTTTACAAACAAGATGCCTCCAGTATCAGCCCTAAAAAAGTACATAATGAACAAGGGTATCAGCATACAAGGGTACTCCGATAAAAAAAGAAGCCTAAGAGCAGGGATAAGAAAAACACCTAACAACCCTTTAGATACAGCAGCATTTTTAATGGCACGGTCTATCCAACAACACGGTATAGAGGCAAGCAACTTTTATACTGATGTGGTAAACCCAAAGGCATTTACCCAGTTAGTAAGGAGAGCAGAGAAAGTTTTAGGGCAACAAGTAATTTTTGAAATAAGAGACTAATGGCAATAACGATATTACAAGAACCGCAAAAGTTTACCCCCGCTTACAATGAGAATTGGTTTGTGGCAAGCACTACCAATCAGTCGCAAGCTAACTTTAAGTTTGTGGTTGACATTGTTTTTTTGGGTGATGTAACCTACACCCGTAGGATAAAGCGCAACATCTATCCGGGTAGCACTAACAAGTTGGTTATTGACGTGCATAGGATAATTGAAAACTACCTAACCGATGACATTGACTTAGCTACTGATGAGGTTACACTTAACGGTAACAGTTGGAAAGGGTACATTATAAGGATAGGAGAGGAGTACGGGGCAACACCTACCGTTTACGCTAACTTAGCCCAAAGTAATATTATACTTACCTGGAACGCAGCTATAAACTTTGAGCAGTTTGTAACTTACTCAAGTGGTACTTGTTTGTTAGGCTCAAGTGGTAGCACGTTTTTAACTAACAGCCCATCGGAACAGAACGTAAGCATTGATGAGAAAGGGTGGTTGTATATGATACAGAACCCGAATGGGCAAACGTTTAGCCAAGCGGAGGTTAAGACTTACAATGGAAATACCTTAGTGCAAACCGTTTTAGTTAACAACCCGTACAGCGCACCCGCAAGTTCGGGAGATTGTTTCTTACGGATGCCATCAGCACCCGCAAGCCTTAACCTTATCCCCGGTGGTAGTCTAAATAGTGGCAGCCAACCGATAATTGATACCAACATAACACGCTACACAATACGCACTTTAGATACAGGCATCCCCAATGGCCCAAGTTCGGTAACTAAAACGTATAACATAGTATCTAATTGTTCAGACCATACCAAGTACCGGCTACACTTTCTTAATAGGTTAGGTGGTTTTGATAGCTTTAGTTTTATCAAAGGCTCGCAGATGACTGACACAATTAGCAAGTACAATTACAAGAAGCCGAAAGGAGAGTTAACAGGCTCATCATTTGGTTACACCATATCCGATAGGCTAACAACCCAGTACCAAACAGAAGTTAAAACAGCCTACCAAATAAACAGCGATTGGATTGATGACTATGAGAGCGAATGGTTAAGAGAACTACTAAGCAGCCCTATTATCTTTTGGGAGAAAGACGGTAGCCTAATAGCCATTAACATAACCGATGTAAGCTACATAGCTAAGAAAGCATTAACGGATATGACCTTTAACCTAACGGTTACTTTTGAAACAAGCTATACCAACCAAATGCAACGCTACTAATGGTTACTAAGATATTTATAAAGCCAAACCACCTAAGCGAGTGGTCGCAGTTAGACTTATTAGATGACGTTCCTGTATCGTTAAACTATTCAATATCCGATATACGCAAGCCCGAAACAAGGGAGGGCAACTATTCTAAGACAATACGCATCCCAGGCACTAAGTTAAACAACGAACTTTTTACTGATATATTTGAGATTGATATTGACGGAACGTTTAACCCGGCACTTAAAAGCGAGGTTGAACTACTGATAGATGACGTTTCTGTTTTTAGGGGGGACTTGCAGTTACTAAGGGTATACTTAAAAGATACCAACTTTATAGATTACGATGTTCAAATAATAGGCAACACGCCAACGTTAATACAAGAGTTAGGGGACAAGACCGTATCAGCTTTAGACTTTAGCGACTTAGACCACGCATACACTTATGCCAATGTTTCGGCAAGTTGGACACCAACAATAGGCACGGGCTATGTTTACCCTTTGATTAACTACGACCAGACGGCAACCAACCTTTATACGCTTACCGATTTTGTACCCGCTATTTTTGCTAAGGAGTATTGGGATAGGATAATGGAATTGGCGGGGTATACCTATAAGTCAGACTTTATAACCGACACTTACTTTAAATCTTTAATCATACCATATAGCGGTAACGGTTTAAGGTTAACCAATGCCGATGTAGAGGATAGGACATTTAGGGCAAGTTTAACAGGGTTCTACGAAACACCTGATATATTTACTGCAACCGAATATAACCCTACAACATTAGCTGTTCCGTTTGATAACGATACTACCGCACCAAACTTTGATACAGGCGGTAACTTTAACACCTCATCAGGTAGATTTGTTCCTGTTGAAAATGGTAGCTATAAACTAAATACAGAATTAAGTTTAGTAAGTAGGTGGCTTAATGGCGGGGTGTTGGTAAATAGTAGTAATACATTTACAATCCAAATGCAAGCTGATAACGTGGCTTTGGTAGTAGGTGATTATGTAGATGTACGCATAAGGCTGTTTTGGATATCTACACAAGTATTAAATGCTTTTAAGGTAGTATGTCAAGTTCAGTTTGTAAAGAACGGCACAACGGTAATAAACAGTTCAACTTTAGATTTACCACAATCAACGCCTACATCCCCTTTTGATGAGGTTAGAGTAAGAGTGGCTGCAACATCATTATACTACAACGGTGTAGCAACCGATACTATTACAGAGGGTATGACAATGCTAATGAACAACGCATTGCCCCCTGCCGATACCAAGCTAAGGGATATACTTGTTTCGTTTATCAGGATGTTTAACCTCTACATAGAGGTAGACCCCGACAACCCTAAGAACATATTAGTAGAGCCACGCTATCAATATTACCAATCGGGTGCTAATAGGACATTAGACTGGACTGATAAGTTAGATGAGAGCCAAGATATGGTTATCACCCCTATGGGTGAACTGGATAGCAAGTCGTTTTTGTTTACCTACAAAGAGGACAAAGACTACTACAATGAGAAGTACCAAAAAAACAACGATGAGGTTTACGGCAAGTTTGAGAAGTTTATAGATAACGACTTTAGCAAAAACCAATCTAAGATTGACGTTATATTTAGCCCTACACCATTAGTAGGCAACACACAATCTAACCGTATCATTCCGCATATCTATCAGTTTGATGAGCAGAACAACACGATACAGCGTAAGGCAACTAACATACGCATACTGTATTGGGGTGGATTGCTAACAAGCACACCAAGCTACATAGTTACCTCAAACGTTCCTACAAGTGTTGCCAACATATTAAACAAATACCCTTATGCGGGGCATTTAGATAACCCTTACAGCCCTGACGTAGAGTTGAATTGGGGCAACCCTAATGAGTTATTCTACGGATATAACGCATACATAGCACCTCCTAACTTAGAGTATACAAGCAACAGCCTATACAATAAGTTTTACAAGGATATGATAGAGGAGTTATCCGATAGCAACAGTAAGTTAGTTACTTGCTATTTAAGGCTAACACCCGAAGACGTGGAGTTTTTATCATTCCGCAAAATATATGTTATTAAGGGGTACTACCTACGTCTGCAAAAGATAGAGGATTACAACCCACTAAGCAACCAACTTACCAAGTGCGAGTTTTTAAAGATTAAAGACGGGCAAAGTTTCCAAGTAACCAAAGAAACAATTATTGGTGGCATAGGTAGCAGCATTGGTGGAATGGTTAAGCCGGGCTTTGTAGTTGATGGCAAGCCATTAACAGGCGAGGTGTTACCGGGTAAGATTATACGATTTGGCCAGGGCGGTTTCTTAGATGCAAGCTCCGTTCAGTTAGTGGTAAACGGTGATGGCAATAGCGTACATGCCAACTGTATGCGTATAATGATAGAAGGGGAGAATAACACGGTGTATGCTAACAGTAGCGGTGTTGTTGTATTTGGTGATAGCAATGTATTGGAGGGTAATAATGAAAACGTAACACTATTAAACTCATCAGGCGTAACGGTGCAGTTTGGAGTAGGTGATGTTACAGCATTAAACCTATACAACCAAACTATAACACAATCGGGGCTATTCCTTAAAAACCCAAGCGTTATAGATTTAAGGGGAGATGTAACCTTAGACTTAGACGATGCAAGTATTTTTAGTTCTAACACATTAACCATACCCGCAGAGTATACCCTGCAAAGTAGGTTCTTATTAGCCGGTGCAAGTACAAGCTACGACATACAAGAAATATTATCACCACCAGAGGTAGACTTTAGGTTTAAAAAGAGTGGTAGTATAACCGATTTGAAATTTAGTGCAGGGGTAAATATCAACACCCCAAGCCCGTCAACATTTGCGCTGTTAGATGGCACACAAGAAGATTACATAATATTTAGAAAGGCAGGTTCTGCTGTTAACCAATTAGAAGTAAACGTATATTAATGGAAGAGGTAGTTTTAAAAGTAAAGGTTGAGGGTTCTGGCGATAGCGAGGCTAAGATAAAAACCGTAAAGCAGCAACTAAGGGAAGCCAAAGAAGCAGCCCTGCAAGCTAAGGAGGGAACGGAGGAGTATTTTCAAGCCCTACAAAAAGCTGCGGGGTTAGCAGACCAATTGAAAGACGTTAACGAAGCGGTTAACACATTAAACCCAGGGGATAAGGCAGCAGCCTTTGGCACTTTAATTAATACAGTTGCGGGTGGTTTTCAAACTATAACGGGTTTATATGGTTTGTTAGGTGAAAAGTCGGAGGATGTAGAAAAAATGTTGCTAAGGGTGCAAGCTGCAAGTGCGTTGGCAATGGGTGTGCAGTCATTAGTTGAAGCCCAAAAGCAATGGAAAAATATTACAGCATTAATAAAACAATCAAGTATATTTCAAAAAGCATACAATGCTGCAACAGCCGCAGGGGCAATAGTACAAAAAGCATTTGATACAGCTATCAATGCTACCTCAAAATCATTTAATGGTCTTAAAGCTGCAATTGCAGGTACTGGCATTGGTTTATTAGTTGTTGGAATTGGAACGCTTGCAAGTAAGTTTTTATCATTCTCTAAATCTGTTGATACTTCCACAGAGTCAATGACTAAATTTAATTACTCAATATCTAATGTAAGTAGTGCTATTGATGAATATACCGCAACCGAACAAAAAGCATATGATGTTGCTAAACAGGCTTTAGAACTTGCTAAATTAAGAGGTGATAGTGCAGAAGAAATCTTAAAATTAGAAAATAATTTGATTGATGCATCCACTACTCTTGCAAAAGCAAAAAAGAAACATTATGAAACAGACCTTAAATATAACGATGAAAAAATATCTAAGTTACAAAATGAATTAAAAGCAAATGGTAAATTATCTGAACAAAAACAAAAAGATTTAGATGACCTGATAGCACTTAGAGATGATGAGTATGCGCAAATAAAAGAGTTAGGTAAAAAAATTGATGATGATGCTTTTGATAGGGTAAAATTAACGGTTGCTTTTAATAAAAAAAAGGCAGATGATACCAAAGAAAACCTTGATAAAATAGCAAATGAATTAAAAAAGAATGAGCAAGATACTACTAAGTTATCAAAAGATGAATTAGAAAAACGATTAGATAACGCCAAAAAAGAATACGATGAATATATAGGCTTATTAAGGGTTAAGCGTGATGAGTCTTGGGCTATTGAAGATGAGACAACATTAAAACTAAAAGAAGAGTTGCGTAAAAGATTGGATGCTCAAATGGCAGCCGATGATGAAAGGTCAGCAGCAGAACAACAATCATTAATAGAGGCACAGAATATACAAAACGCTAAACTATCTATTGCCCGTAGTACAGTTGCTGGCTTATCAGCATTGGGCGATATACTTATTAAAGATGGTAAAAAAGCAACAGCATTTCAAAAGGCACTTGCTTTGGCAGGGTTAGCAATAGATACTGCACAAGCTATTGGCGGGTTAACGGCAGCATCAGCAAAAAACCCATTAAACGCAGCAACATCAGGTATTGCAGGTGCGGCTCAATTTGCATCGGGTATCGTTCAAATATTAGCAAACATAGCACAGGCTAAAAAACTACTATTTGGTGGAGATGTAAATAACATTGCAGGCGGTGGTGGTGGTGGTGGTAGCAATATTCCTTCTCCAAGTGGCGGGTTTAATCCACCAAGCATACAACCCCCATCTAACACAAGCGGTTTAATACAAGAGGGCGAAAACTTTAAGGTGTACGTTGTAGAAAGCGATATTACCAACAGTCAAATGGGGGTTCAGCAAAACAAAAAGAAAGCCCTGATTACAATCTAATGGCACTATAAACAAAAAAACAGTTTTAATATTATGGAATTACCACTATACAAAGTTCACATAGATGACTTTGATTTTACTACTGGCGTTGATGCGGTGGCAATAGTTGACCACCCCGCAATAGAACGTTCATTTATGGCGTATTCTAAACACTATGAGTTTGCCTTTAGCGAAAATGGAGACAGGCGAATAGTTACCGGGGCTTTAATGGTTGCCGATATGCCTATATACCGAAACATAGGAGGGCGTGAGTTCTACGTTCAGTTTGATGCACAAACCATAGAAGCCATAGCGCAACGTTACTTTGAAATGGGCTATCAGTCTAAGGTTAATCTTCAACACAATGGTGAGTTGATAGATGGTGTTGTTATGTACGAAAGTATGATTATTGACAAGACCAGAGGAATACAATTCCAAGATTTACCAGAGGGTAGTTGGGTAGGCTCTTTTAAAGTCAACAACGATATGGTGTGGGAAAAAATCAAATCGGGAGAGATGAAAGGCTTTAGTGTTGAGGGGATATTTAACCACGTTAAAGTAGAAGACGTACCACAAGAGGAGTTAGCAGAGATACACGATGCTTTAGCTGACTTGGAGTACCTAATGGCACACATTTAATTTTAATGGTTTTAATAATAAAAAAGCAATGAGTTTAACACAAGACATCAAAAGCGTTATTGAACGCATTAAATTAAAGCTAAACGCTGAACATAAGTTTATGGAAGATAAACTTAAAGACGGAACTATTGTGCAATGGGAGGGCGAACTTAACGTTGGCACTAAGCTAAATGTTATTGATGCAGGCGGTGGTATACAGCCTGCTGAAAATGCAACCCACGAATTAAAAGACGGTACATTAGTAACTACCGAGGGTGGTTTTGTTACTGATATTAAAGCACCAGAAAGCGAGCCTGTAGTTGAGGTTGAGGTTGAAGCAAGCCAACCCGTTAAAATGGAAGACGTAGAAGCTGCCATTCAAACAGCCTTAGCCAACATTAACAAAACAGAGGTGGCAAGCCTTAAAACAGAGTTAGCAGCACAATCAGCACTTATCAAAGATATGTTTGCTGTTATTGAGAAGTTAGCAGAAGACCCATCAGCACCGGCTGACAAACCAACCAAAACATCATTTAGCAAACAAATAGCTAACGAGAAAGCAACTGCCATAGAGCGTATGGCGGCAGCAGCACAAAAGTTTGCAGCAAACAAAAAGTAACTTATAAAAAACTAAAAATAAAAGACAATGGCATTTGACGTATCAGCCCTCGGTAATTATACCAAAGAGGAAATGGACACCCTTAAATACGCTTTAGTATTTGAAGGTAAAACAGCAGGCTTATTAGCCTCACAAGTAGGCATAAAGTCTGCTGAAAAATTAAACAAAATAGCAACAGAGGGCGTATGGCAAACCCAAGCGTGTGGTTTTACTGCATCGGGCGATACTACATTCTCTCAACGCACCCTAACAGTAGGTAAGATTGGCGTTTATCTTGATTGGTGTCCTAAAGACCTTGAGGCAAAATGGACTCAAAAAGGTTTGAAGCCAGGCTCACCAATGGGCTTAGATGATTTTGAGAAGTTCATCGTTGATGACACTATGCAGAACTTTGCTAAACGTAAAGAGATTGCTTTATGGCAAGGTGATACAAGTTTAAACGCAGCTAACTACCCTTACCTTTCAAGGTTTGATGGTTTGCTTAAACTTATTGATGCTGACACATCAGTAGTATCTGCAACCCCATCAACTATCAACACTACTAACATTCGTACAATCTTACAAAACATCATTACGCTTATACCCCTTGATGTAAAAGGTCGTGAGAACGTTAAGTTTATGTGTGGTTACGATACTTTTGAAATATACCAAAACAAACTGGCAGCTGACAACCTTTACCATTACTTCGGTGATGCAGTAGGTTACGAGATGAAAGTTGAAAACTCTATGTACACCTTAGTAGGCGTACCTGGCTTAAACGGAACAAATCGTATTATAGCAGGTGAGTTTGGTGAAAACGGTAACTTTGTTATCGGCACTGACTTACTTAACGAAGAAGAGCAATTTGAACTGTTCTATGCTCGTGAGGCTCGCCAAGTACGTTTCGTAGCTGAAACCAAAATTGGTGTTCAGTACTACTTTGGTAATCGTATTGTTGAATATACAAACTCTTAACCTATGCCTTGCGCTATAACCCAAGGCTTTGCATTAGATTGTCGTGATAGTGTAGGGGGTATACAAACCCTCTACATTAACACTACCGCTAATGTTACAGCCTATACAGAAGCAAGTGGAACGGTATCGGCTATTACTAAGTCGGGCGTGTTCTACAAATATGAACTTGAGGAGGAAAACTCAATGGCTCAAAGTGTGCTAACAGGCAGCCGCCCTAACGGAACGGTTTTCTTTGCACAACAAGTGTCGGCTATCTTCCAAAAGTTAACCTACCAAACCCGTGACAAAATTGTTGCCCTATCTAAAAACCGTTTGGTTATTATCGTAAAAGATAACAACGGTAAACTATGGATTTGCGGCAAACAAAAAGGTCTAATGGTTACAACCTCAACAGCAGTTACAGGAACAGCGATGGGTGACCTTAACGGTTACACCGTAGTGTTTGACGGTAACGAGCCAAACGATTGGTTTGAGTACACCGGTTCAGAAAGCAGTTTGATTTCATAAGTGTTTGTAGCGGTTAAGAAGAGCCTCGCCAATGTGCGGGGCTTTTTTTTGGCACAAAATTAAATTTTTTGGTATTATAAGTATGGTAGTTATCAATAAAGGGCAAAGCAACATAGTTACGGTAACTCTAAAGGAGAAGACAACTATTGCCAACGCTTACTACTTATGGGAATGGATAAGCAAAGCAAGCGGAGAAAAGAAGTATTGCATACAGCCTGTAGACCTTAGTCAATACTTAGATAGGTTTAATCAGTTTACCATAACAGAAACGGCAACCCCTAACCCGATAGCCGGACAAGTAACATTGGCAACAACAGGCGAGTGGACTTATAATGTATACGAACAAGCAAGTGCTACCAACCTAAGCCCAACAGGAAAGACAATAGTTGAAAGCGGAATGGTAAAAGTAATAGGAACAGCAACCACCGACACACAATACACAAGAACAGTAACAACTGCGGTTTATGGAGGATAATAATTTGATAGTAGTAAAGCTGATAAATAGTGCGCCTCCTGTATTTAAGGAGGTAAAAAACCCTGATAGCACAAAGCCCTGGGTAATATTTGGAGAGGGTAATAACTATCCCGATTACCTTGTTGCGTTGCTTAATGGTTCGGCAAAGCATAACGCTATTATAACAGGAAAGGTACAATACATTACTGGCAAAGGTATAGATGCTAAAAAAGATAGTGTTAACGCTGATAGTGTTAATGCTTATTTAGATTTGGTTAACCCATACGAAACGGCAGAAGATGTGCAGTATAAGTCGGTAATGGACTTGGAGGTATTTGGTGGGTTTTATTGGAAATTTATATTTGACCGTGTAGGCAGATTAAAATTCATTACCCACATACCATTTGCAAAGGTAAGGACTAACAATGACTGTTCGGAATATTACATATCGGATAAGTGGGAAAAGTCAACCAGTTTAGCAGCAAGAGATGTTGAAACAGTACAGGCTTACAACGGTATAAACAAAGGCGTTAAGATGTACGCTTATAAGTTGTACCGCCCTAAGATGGGTAACGAGCCTGATGTATATCCATTGCCTGATTATGTTGGTGCAGTACCTTATATCAATATGGATATGGAGGTTGCTAACTTTCACCTTAACAACCTAAAGAATGGTTTTGTAAGCAGCACCT